TTATCCACGAAGTCTGGCGACATACGCTGAACAAAATCAGCCAGGACAAACGAAACAGTAATTATATTATCGCAGAGCTGGTTATTCCGCCGGAGGTGGGCGGTTTCTGGATGCGTGAACTTGGCCTGTACGATGATGCGGGAACGCTAATTGCCGTGGCGAACATGGCCGAAAGTTATAAGCCAGCCCTTGCCGAAGGCTCAGGGCGTTCGCAGACCTGCCGCATGGTCATCATAGTCAGCAGTGTAGCCTCAGTGGAGCTGACCATTGACACCACAACGGTGATGGCAACGCAGGATTACGTTGATGACAAAATTGCAGAACATGAACAGTCACGACGTCACCCGGACGCCTCGCTGACCGCCAAAGGTTTTACTCAGTTAAGCAGTGCGACCAACAGCACGTCTGAAACACTGGCCGCAACGCCGAAAGCGGTAAAGGCCGCGTATGACCTTGCTAACGGGAAATATACTGCGCAGGATGCCACCACAGCGCGAAAAGGGCTTGTCCAGCTCAGTAGTGCCACCAACAGCACGTCTGAAACGCTCGCCGCAACACCAAAAGCGGTAAAGGCAGCATATGACCTTGCTAACGGGAAATACACTGCACAGGACGCCACCACCGCGCGAAAAGGTCTTGTCCAGCTCAGTAGCGCCACCAACAGCGATTCTGAAACGCTTGCGGCAACGCCAAAGGCGGTTAAGACAGCGTATGACCTTGCTAACGGGAAATACACTGCACAGGACGCCACCACGGCGCGGAAAGGTCTTGTTCAGCTCAATAGTGCCATCAACAGCGATTCTGAAACGCTGGCTGCAACACCAAAAGCGGTGAAGTCTGCCTATGACAATGCTGAAAAACGTCTTCAGAAAGATCAGAACGGTGCGGATATTCCGGGAAAGGATACCTTCACGAAAAATATCGGTGCCTGTCGTGCTTATAGCGGTGCTTTGAGCACTGAAGCCGGAAACTGGACAACCGCGCAGTTTATTGACTGGCTGGAGTCTCAGGGAGCCTTTAATCATCCCTACTGGATGTGCAAGTGTTCCTGGTCATACGGTAATAACAAAATTATTACCGATACTGACTGTGGGACGATTCATCTTGCAGGTTGCGTGATTGAGGTTATGGGCGTTAAAGCTGCAATGACCATTCGTGTGACCACTCCGAGTACATCAAGCGGTGGTGGTACCACCAGTGCGCAATTCACGTATATCAATCACGGAGCTGATTATGCGCCGGGCTGGCGACGCGACTACAATACGAAAAATAAGCAACCGGCTTTTGCATTAGGGAAAACAGGAAATACGGTTGCAAATAATAAAGCGGTAGGATGGAACTGGGATAGTGGTGCTTATTGTGCACAGGATGGCGGAGCATCAAAAATGGTGCTGCATTTTTACACGGGTGAGGGAAGTTGTCCGGCAATGCAGTTTCTTGTGGATTATAAAAACAGGGGGATTTTTTACAGGTCGGCACGTGATGGGTATGGATTTGAGGCTGACTGGTCAGAGTTTTATACCACATCACGAAAGCCAACACCTGCGGATATTCTTGCTCTGGCATTATCAGGCGGAAGCATGTCAGGCAGCATAAAATTTATCAATGATGCCTTCCTGATTTGGGAAAGAAACACTGACTGGGCGAAAATTGGATTTAAAAATGATTCAGATGCTGATTCTGACTCATACATGTGGTTTGAAACTGGTGATAATGGCAATGAATATTTTAAATGGCGCATCAGGTCTGGCAGCACAACAAAAGACCTGATGACGCTTAAGTCTGATGCACTACGGGTTACCGGGCAGGTGATACCATCAAATTTCAGCAATTTTGACTCCCGCTATGTCAGGGATCTCCGGCTTGGTGGTGCGGCCACATACAAACCTGCGAACAATGGCATGACATGGACACATCAGGCACCGTCCGGGTGCGTATATACCGGCATTATTGTTCAGGATACAGGCTCAAACTCTGCCGATAACATTGGTGGCGTATATTACAGACCGGTTCAGAAATACATTAACGGGACATGGTACAACGTGGCGCAGGTATAATTTATGCAGCATTTGATAAATATAACGGCAGGTAATCCAAAAACGGTTGAACAATATCAATTGACAAAGGAGTTTGATGTTGTCTGGTTTTTTACAGAAGATGGTAAGAACTGGTACGAAGAACAAAAGTATTTTGCTGATGACACGATAAAAATAGCGTACGACAAAGATAATATCATCCGCTATGTGGAAAAGGATGTGACAGCTATCAGACCGGATGGATTAAGTGTTGTTGAAGTGCCGGATATTACTGCTAACCGACGGGCGGACATTTCAGGGAACTGGATGTTTAAGGACGGCACAGTGACTAAACGCATTTATACGGCAGAGGAATTGCAGCAGCAGGCAGAAATTCGGAAAGCCAGACTTCTTGCAGATGCTGAATCCGTGATTTTGCCGCTGGAGCGCGCGGTCAGACTGAACATGGCAACAGATGAGGAGCGTAGCCGACTGGAAGCATGGGAACGCTACAGCGTTCTGGTCAGTCGTGTGGATCCTGCAAATCCTGAATGGCCGGAAATACCGCAATAAATTGTATAAGCTCTGATGTGAGTTTATACATCTATGGCACAGAGTAAAAACTAATCTGACAGTTCGCTCTGTGCCAAGAGCAGACGTTTGAACGTTAACGCTCGTCACAAGCCCTTGGTATGCATTGGGCCGCAACTGCGCATCGTTCGAAAAGACGCAAGTGGGCATATTGCGCGATCCATCAAGGCTGGACTGAGAGCGAGCAGTGGTTGGAAGTCTGCTATGAACGTTCTAGTGCTTACAATTTGCAGTTATCTTTACCTCGCGATGAAAAGGAATATTTTGGTATAACAAAAACTATATCCAAATAGATGATGTACAATTTCAGTTGAGCTGGATTTTTTAATTTTCTCAGAAAAATACATACTTCAAAAATTCAATTTTACAGGGGGACGAAAAACCATGGAGGTGGAGGGCAGAATTTAAATTCTCCATGGATTGAATTAGGAATAAGCAGGAGAACATATTTAGGAGGGAATTTAGCCAATCAGCATTGCAGGGGGGTTAAAGAAATAAAATATTAAAATAATAGCAATGGCTCCTCCTGCTTTTACATACCCTTTTACGTTAACGTTTATCCATCCAGGAACAAATGAGGCCAAGGCTGCACAGCCAACAGCAAAAGTTGATCTTATTATAAAGATTTTAAAATACGAAGGATTATCCATGAACATTGCAAAAGCAAATGACATTATAACTAATACTGACCCAATACCTAATGTTATATATTTATTTGCAGTATCAATATCGTCTCTGTGAGCCACGTCAAAACCCTTTGTTGGTAAGTTAGCTTTTAAGAATCTTTCTCTCAGGTGACTGGATGATTCTTTCTGACAATACATCTTCACCATTCTTTGCATACTGGAAAGGGCATGCAGGTTTGGTTTCTTATAACTTTCACCCATCATGTCTTCATGGTGTGACTTGATAAATTCAATATGCAGAAGATAAGAGTCAAGTATTGCCTCACAAGACTCGGCTAAGTCAGTTACCCATAAACCATCGTTGTGCTTACCTTGTAGCTTACTATTACCCACCATTTTTTCTGCCTCATTGAAATAGGCGGTACCATTGATCATGCAATCTATGAAATTATCTCTGTTTTTAGACGAGAGAAATTTTCTTACAGATGAAATAAACAAAGCTTTCTTCGCAGAAAGCTTTTCTTCCAAATTTTCCATTTATTAACTCTTTTTTGTTGCTGCAGTTAATAGCATGTTTAAATCACTATTATCAACGCTATCAAATATCATTACCCTAGTAGTGCCAGTAATGCGAATAATGATATGTTGAAGGCAGCTATAGTTTATCTTATTACCTAGATCTAGTTCTCTCTGTATTGCTGCTCTGATTTCATCTAGCTGTGCATCTGTTGGATTCCAATTGGAATCCACAATATGTGCATTTTTGCGCAAAAAATCCCTAAACTGCTGGTTATTCATTTTGTCTTCCTTTTGAACGATCTTGTTTGACACTTCTAAGTGTATTTTACACCGATGGTACTTAACAACCTATAACATATAACAGCCCTCTTTAGAACACAATTTTTTGCAATGAGCATTGAATCTGACAACTGCTCCACACTTTAAGCCAGAATACACTCCACTAGCGCTACGTTGACCTACTCCCTGTTAATTCACATAAAACGCTGTTAGCAATGTCCGCTCCTCGCTCAAAGCAGACTGTCAGATTTGATAGCTTTTGGGCTAAGTAAATTGTCAGTCGGAAAATGAGTGAGTACAAATCAGGACTGGCGGGTGAATTGCCCGCCTTTTCTTTATCTGTTGTTTC